GCATGGATAAGCGCTTCGGCGGAATGATGGACAACCAATCCAGGACGGCCAAAGGGATGATCTCAACCCTTAAAGACACTCTCCAAAACTCACTATTGAGACCCTGGGGACAAGGCCTGTGGGAAGGCATAAAGCCGGGACTTGAAAGGATCACAACCTGGATAGATGAGAACCAGGAAATCATCGCTCAATGGGGAGAGGCCTGGAAGAAAGCCGGAGCAAACATCTCCAAATGGGTAATGGCCAGAGTGGACGCCTTGAGAAACAGCATACAGCGCATGGTCAACTCCCAGGAATGGAAAGACGCTAAGAACTTCGGAGAAAAGCTGAAGATTGCCTGGGATAAAATCATAGCGCAGCCGTTCGACGAATGGTGGAATTCAACTGGCAAGGCCTGGCTTGCAGACAAAGCCGGCAAAATCGGCGAAGGAATAGGAACTGCACTCTCTGCAGGATTACTGGCCATACTCGGGATTGATGCCAGGGGAGCAGTAGAGGACGGAATCAGCATAGGCGCTTCATTCGCTGAAGGCTTCAGCAAAGGATTTGATGGCAAGAAGGTAGGAGAGGCAATCCTGAACGCCATAAAGGGCGTATTCAAAGACGCAGGAACGCTGCTTCCAGGAGGAGAGAAACCAAGCAGTACATCCTGGCTGTCTGCCGGCGCAATAGCATTGGCCCTTCAAAAGCTCGGAATTTTCAAGCTGATCGGGAAAGGCGGTAAAGGATTAATTAACCTCTTTGGTAAAGGCAGCAAAAGCGGAACGCCAGATACAACAGGAATGCCGTCGGCTTATGGAACAGACACCGTGTATATGACAGCTTCAGTAGTTTATATTTACGGAAAAACGATCCAGGGCCCAGGAGGATCCCCGACAGGTGGCTCGCCATTAGGAGGATATCCTTCACTGCCTACAGTAGGGAAAACCCCGTCATTACCACCAGCCGGAGGTTCGCCTTTAGCACTTCCAGGAGCTGCAGGAGCAGCGGGTAAAGCATTAAATACAGTGCAGCTGGCCAACGGAACATATGTGGTCACAGGCGGCGCATTGACAACCGGCCTGGCCAAGACCGGCGTAGCACTCGGCAGCGGAGCAACAACTGCCGGCGGAGCCATAGCAGCCGGAGCTTCAAGCGTTCTGGGCGGTGCGCTTGGCATTGCCGGACTTGGAGCCGGAGCGATAGACATATACCAGGGCACCAAGAAGACCGGTAAAGAGGCCAAGGATGAATACTTCCAAGGCGGAACCAAGATAGGTATGGTAGGAGCAGGCGCCGGCATAGGAGCTGCGGTAGGTTCCGTGGTACCGGTAATAGGAACCGGCGTAGGAGCTCTTGTAGGAGCCGGAATCGGCGGCGTGGCCGCACTTTTCACCGGAGATAAAGCCGGTAAGGCCTTATCGGACGCAACGGACAAAGAAGGAGCCCTGACAAAGTTCTGGGAGAATACCAAGCAATGGGCGAGCAACACATGGGACTCCATCAAGACTGGAGCTTCAAACGCCGGATCATGGGTAGCCGAAAAGTGGAACGCGGCCGGAGACTGGATAAGCAACAAATGGAGCGGCTTCAGCGACTGGTTCGATACTTCAGTATGGACCCCGGTAAAAGACGTCGGGATATCGGCCATCAACATAGCAGCCGGCGCATGGAGCGAAGTCAGAGACTGGGTAGGCGAGAAATGGAGCGATTTCTCTGCATGGTTCGATGAGAGCGTGTGGACCCCGGTAAAAGACGCAGCGCAAGCTGCAGGTGAATGGGTAGGCCAGAGATGGGATGAGGCCAGGACGTGGATCGGAGACAGATGGTCCGATTTTTCATCCTGGTTTGATGAATCCATATGGACCCCAGTAAGCAATGCAGCCCAGGCAGCCGGCCAATGGGTAAGCGACCGCTGGAACGAAGCAAGGACATGGATAGGCGAGCACTGGTCCGACTTTTCAACATGGTTTGAAGAGAGTATATGGACCCCGGTCAAAACAGGAGCCCAGGCGGCAGGCCAGTGGGTAAGCGAAAGATGGAGCGAAGCCAAGACCTGGGTAAGCGAGACCTGGGGAGCCGTAAGCACCTGGTTTGATGAAACAGTATGGCAACCGGTAAAAAGTGCAGCACAGACAGCTGGAGCATGGCTGGGAGAGCAGTTCACAGCGGCAAAGAATGCCATAAGCGAAGCCTGGTCCGGAGTGTCGGGATGGTTTGAAGAGAAAGTCTGGGAACCCATCAAGACCGGAGCAACCAGGACATGGGAATGGGTAGGCGAAAAGCTCGGTGGCATTGGCGAGTGGATCGGCGACAAATGGCAGAGCTTCAAAGACTGGTCCGGAGGCCTAGGTCAAAAAGGCTCGAAGGAAACCGGCCTGACAACCAGCAAGGGCAAAGGCAGTATCCTCGAACATGCATACGGCGGAATCATGACAAAGCCGCATATGGGCATCGTGGCCGAGGACGGAGCTGAAAGCCTTATCCCGTTAAGCCCAAGTAAGAGACAAAGAGGCCTTGATTTATGGCAGCGAACCGGTGAACTTCTCGGAGTCAGGGCCTACGAAGACGGCGGAATAGTAGGCGAGGAACCGGACGAAATCCCGGTAGCGTCTGCAACCGGAAAAGCCGGCCAGAACATCACCATCAAGGTGGAGGTCAAAGCAGAGCCTAAATTTACGATTGAAGGCAGCGGAGATAACACTGACGAAAACAAAGTGGTGGCCATATTGAAAGCCTATATCCGCGAAATGACTGACGACATCGGAGACGAGCTGGCAGAAAGACTGGCCCGCATTTTTGCAAATATGCCGGTGAAAGGAGGAGCTGAAGCGTAATGGATATATACCTTACTGAAATAGAAACAGGAGCAAGGCTGGCGCTTTCTATGCTCCCCGAGAAGGCAAAGCAAAAAGGCGATACCGCATTTCAGGTCTATGACATTATAAACGTCGGGGAGGTAAGGATCCCACGAGGGACCAACCTTTTAACTTTCTCGTGGAGCGGTACCCTCCCCGGCAAAAGCCGAAGGAACGCCAGCTATGTAAAATCACAATACTGGCAAAGCCCAAAAGAGATCATAAACATCTGGGAAAGATGGCGTAAAACAGGCACCAAAATACGGCTCATGGTCACAGAAACCCCAATAAACCACGACGTATACCTGGACGGCTATACTGCAGAGCCAACCGGAGGAAACGGCGACTACGAGTATTCAATCAGCTTCATTGAGGCCAAGCCTATCGAGGTTTATACGGTCAATGAACTGAACATCAAGCCAAAAACACAGACCAATAAGACAAGCGCATCAACCAGGCCCCCGGCAGCGAAAGCAGCGGCCAAAACTTATACCGTTAAGAGTGGGGATAGCCTCTGGAAGATTGCACAGGCAACGCTCGGCAAGGGCGGAAGGTATATGGAGATCTACAACCTGAACAAGGACAAGATAAAAAATCCAAACCTCATATACCCCGGACAAGTCCTAAAGCTGCCGAGTTAGGAGGTGAGTGGCCACGATAGATATAAGCAAAATCAAATACCGGGTGATACTGGTCACATCTTCAGGAAAGCAGATCGACGTCACCCAGGCCGCCGAGAGTATCGGATGGGAGGAAGGCGACGCAGAACTGGCCATGAGAACCGCCTTATCACTTCACAATATCACATACGAAGGCAAAAAGCTCTCCAGCATTGCGCAGCCAGGATGCATAGTGGCCATTATTGCAGACTGGGGAACCGGCAGCGACGAGGTCGCCAGAGGAACCATCGTGGAATGGGAACCTGGAGAAATCGGGAACACGGCCACGATATTTGACATTATGGCTTATGATGAGCTCTTCAACCTTCAGCAGAGCCAGGACAACCGGTATTATGCAGCCGGCACAGGGACAAAATCGGCCATCATGGGGATATTCAACGACTGGGGAGTGCCCGTCGAGAAGTACGAAGGCCCGGACGTAGCGCATGCAAAGACGCCTTTCAAAAACGAGTATTTGAGCAACATCCTCCTTCAGCTTCTGGACGATGCAGCGAAGAAAGGTGCTCCAAAATGCATTATCCGAGCCACCAAAGGCAAGGTAAGCGTGCTGCCGAAAGGGAGCAACAAGACAATATACCACTTTGATGAAGACACAAACGCGGTGCTGGTTAGAGATAAAATCAGCACCGCGGAACTTGTCACCAGGGTAAAGGTGGTAGGCAAGGAAGACAGCGAAGGCAGGCAGCCGGTAGAGGCCGTACTCGATGGCCAAACCAAGTATGGTATACGCCAGAGGATCTACAACAGATCCGAAGACGACACACTGGCCACGGCCAAATCAGCGGCCCAGGAAATGCTGGACGAGCAAGGCAAGCCGGCCAGGACAATAGTCCTCGAAGCTCCGGACGTGCCAATGATCCGGAAAGGAGACAAAATCCACGTCAAGGCCGGAACCCTCAACGGGTACTACATCATCAAGGCTATAAGGCATGACGCCGGCAGCAGAACCATGACCATGGAGCTGGAGGACGAAAAAGACAAAACAACAACAGCTACTACCACCCAGGCCTCAACCACTGCAGCTGCAGCTTCAAGCTCCGGAGAGTTCAACAAGGGAGATACCGTAATCTTGAACGGACCGGTATACCGCGACAGCTACGGTAACGGCAAAGGAAAAACATTCACCAACCGGAAATGCACCATCACCATTAAAGTGGATACTTCAAGGCCATGCCCATATCACGTGGACGCCATCGGCTGGGTAAAACCAAATACAATAACTAAAGCATAGGAGGTGGGAGGATGAAGCCATCATCGGGCAACCCCGGCATAAACAAGCTGGCAAGAGTAATGCAGCAACGCATGCAGGAAGTGAATAAATCCCCCCTCTTGCTTGACTTTGGAGTAATTCAAGACGATTACAGCTTGCTGACAAACACATTCCCGATACCAATACCTAAAACAGATTACCTGGTATGCAGGGACGCAACTCATAACCCAGGCAAACCATTAACCCAGACAAAAACAGAAGCGAACCATTCTCATGATGTAGTGCTTCCAGAAAGCATGCGCTGGCTTAAACCAGGAGACAGAGTCCTGGTAGCTTGGGTACAAAACGATGCCGTAGTCATTGACATTGTACTACCGGCAACAAAGATAGGAGGATGATCATATGGCAGAAAAAAACCTGTTTCCTGTCTTTGAAGTTCCAGAGATTAAGATATCGACACCTGCAGAAGAGCAAAAATACAAGCCGAGTGTTTATTTTGATTATGAGCTTGGAGACTTCAGACGAGATGGGGCCAATAAACTGGTGATGGCCGATGGGAAAGAAGCATACAAACAGTGGTGCATTAAAACCGTGCTGACTGAACGCCTGGAAAGAATGGCATATAGCAGCGATATAGGAATCGAGCTTCACGATGCACTAAAGCAGGCAGACAGACAAGCAGTAGAATCGGCCCTGGAGAGAACTATCACGGAGGCGCTCATGGTCAACCCAAGGACAGAATACGTCCGCGGATTTGAATTCATGTGGACCAGCGACAGCATACATTGCGAGTTCATTGTAAAGGGCAAGGAATGGGAAGAACAAAAAATAGGCGTGAACTTTCAAACATAAGGAGGTGGAATGAATGTCGATACCAGAGTTTACACCGCCCAGTTTCCTGAATGATCAGGATGCCGAAACAATTCATAAGCGCATGATGGAGAATCTGCCACCAGACATAGACGATACGGAAAACGGCTTTCCTTGGGATTTTACAAAGCCTACAGCGCTTGAAAAAGCGGAAATGCTGGAATTCCACCTCGTAGAAACGCTGAAGATAATGTTCCCGATGTGGGCGTATGACGAGTGGCTGGACTATCATGCCAAAGGACGCGGCATAACAAGAAAACCTGCAAATCCAGCTTCAGGAGAGCTCCTGATAACAGGAGTACCAGGAACAACAATACCTGCAGGTTTCAGATTTGCCGCACCGGCCACGGCGGACACGCCGGCAATTGAATACCAGACAACTGAAAAGTATACCATCGGAGAAGACGGGACCGTCAGAGTTCAGGTAACGGCCGTAGAGCCTGGCATTAAAGGAAATGTACCGGCAAATACGGTCACTTTGATGATGACACCAATCAAGGGCATTACATCAGTAACCAACGAAGCAGCAATCACAGGCGGGACCGAAGTAGAGAGCGACGACGAGCTGCGCAACAGGATCATGGAAATTGACGCAGCCAGTGAGGCCAGCTTTGTAGGCGGCGATGGCGATTATAAGCGATGGGCGGAGGAGGTTCCTGGCGTGGGTACCGCGTTGGTAATGCCGGAATGGGCAGGACCAGGAACGGTGAAAGTGGTCGTAATTGACGCCAACGGCCAACCGGCCAACCAGGCGATAATTACTGCAGTTTACAACAACATAATGTCGCCGGACGACAGGCTGCAGAGGAAGGCTCCAATAGGCGCCACGGTCACCGTAGAGGCACCGACGGCCAAGGAGATAAATTATAGCTTCACGCTCGAATTAAAGGCAGGTGAGAACCAGGAAACTGTTCTGGAACGTTTCAAAGCGCAGCTTCGAACATACTATGTCGAAGCCAGGAAAGAAGGAGTAGTGAGATACAACAGGGTAAGCTCAATTTTAACCAACACAGAAGGAGTGAAAGACTTCACGGGACTGACCATGAACGGAGGTACCGTCAATATCGTGCTTGAGGAGGACGAATACCCGGTAACAGGCACTATTGATCCGGGCGGAGGTGGTGGCGAATGAATTTAGAGAATTTCCCTACCAGCCCGGCGGCCAAAAGAATGATGAAGACCGTATCACCGATTTATGACAAGTCCTATGTAGCAAAGTGGATATTCCAGGTCATGGGCCTGGAGATAGACGAGGCATGGCAGTTTATCGAAGAGCTGCGCCTTCAGGCATTCCCGGAGACGGCCACATGGGGAATAACATACTGGGAGCAACGATACAATATCCCGCCCGATGAAAGCCTATCCCTTGAGGAACGTAGGCAGCGCGTAATCATCAAACGGGGGAAGCGCTCTCCAATGAACCCGGCAAGAATTGAACGGATTGTAATAGACGTGACAGGCAGAGAGGACATGGTAACCGAGCAAAACGGAGAATACACCTTTTATATTTCCATTTTGCCGGGAGAATCGACGGTGGACTACCAGGAGCTGATAGACACCATAAAAAGCGTTAAACCCTCGCATCTTTCATTTTCAGTGCTTTTTCAGACCGAAGTAACAATGACAATCCGGGTAGATAACCAGGCATATGCATTCGAATATCCACTCACAGGAACCATCCCGGATATTAACACGGTCGGAGGCATAGAACACGGCGCAATATTACCGAGCATTACAGCAAAAGGCTCGGTTTTTGATTATCAGCTTTGTGGTGAAGCAGAGCGCGACCTATAGAAAGGAGGAAAGCCATGGGATTGTTAACAGCTGCAGCGATTGAAGGGTATAAGGAGTATACCAGGAAGACAATCGCATATGCCAGATACAAAGCAGGCGGCAATTATTACAAAGCTAAAATTTCTTCTGTTTCCGTCCTTCCGGATGGCAGGCTGGCGGTCGATTTTTTAATTGACCACACGGTACCAGGGGACATCAATGTGACGGAGGTTCAACTTTACGACACAAACAATAACCTCTGGCTTTCAAAACCGGAGAGCCTGGCCCGAAAGGATGTGCAAGAAGGGATTTTATACAGGTTCACATTCATAATCCAGGAAGGGTAGGTGAAAAGCGTGCATAATCAAACCGAATGGAAAGATCATGTGACCCAGTTTCCGAACCGAAGGATCATAACAGACAACGGCGACGGAACAGTCACAGTAACAAAAGCGCAGGGAGAGGTTATCCAGCAAGGAACCCCTCAAAGCGCGACCAACTTCAACAACGTAGAGAACGGGATCCAGGACGCCCATACGGCCTTTCAGGTATTCCTGCATTACTTCATGCAGTTTGACCGCTGGATCAGGCAGAAGGTGGCGGACTTCGCGGCCGAGTTTCTCAATGAAATTCAGACCGTCACCCTTACCAACACCCTGAAATTCCCGTTCAACGACAGCGCCTACACCGTGAGTTTAGTGACCACCAGGAAGACCCTAAACTACGATGTGAGCTGGGAGATAGTCAGCGCAAACGGCAATGTCGGAGACATTACCGTGTTTGATAAGCAGCTGAATGGTTTCAAGATTGCCTTTGATGGCAGCGCCACAAGCGTAACATTGAAATTAAGGATTAAAGGAGGAATGCTCGTATGAAGGTAATTGAAAAGAACGAAGGCCCCAAAATTGCCTATGAAGAAAACGGAACAAA